GGTTGTTAATTTGTGTTTATTAGTTATTGCCTAATACTTTCATTAATACATTCCCTAATATATTATTGGAAATATTAGGTACACGCCCCCCGAAGGGGACGCGCAATTTTTATTTTAGTTAAGGTGTGTCAGTAACCAAGTCACCAGCAACGAAGTTATAACCAGTCAAAGGCGCAGAGCCTTCAATATCAGCTATAGTCGTTACAGAGGACTCTATCTCATAGTAGTTTGCAGGAGCAACAGCCAAAAGGCTTAAGTCCTGTGCAGCACCACTGTTATAGATAGTCGCAACGTTAGCAGTCTGGTCTGTATCCCAAATAGCTACTTGGTTTATAATACCATCGTAGTAGTTGTTGTGGATGTTGTTAGCACGACCAATACGATAAATGTTGTCGCTTGTGACAGCACCACTTATGTTTCCATCGTAACCGCCATTTGTAGCAACTCCGATTTTAAACTTATTGACACCATCAACAAAGATGTTAAACCTACCGTAGTAAGCTCCAGAGGATGAAGGGTCAACTCCAGTAGTTCCACCATCAAAAGTAATCATTACATGTTGCCATGTGTTGTTTACAAATGAGTTAGCCGCTACCAATATGATGTTATCATAAACAGTACCGTAGTTTAGTACTAAGGTAGTTCCACCTGATTGCTTCAGTGTGATAGCTCCACCATTGTAATCATCTCCAGCACCGTAAACCATTAAGGTCTGATTACCTGTGTTTGATGTATCTGGTTTAACCCACATAGATATAGTCCAAGCATTACCGTCACCATTTGTTGCCCGTTCTAGAGCAGTCATGTTGACAGGGTTGCCTTGGAGCCAGTTGGTTGAACCATCTAAGGACAAAGACTTAGTGTTGGTGTAAGCTGGTAGTGTTACATTAATAGTTACAGTGAAGTTAGTGATACCGCCGATAGCATTAGCAGCTTTACAGTTAATGACATAGGAGTCACTTGAACCGTTATGTGCTGGTGCTGTACCAATGAACTGTCCTGTTACTTGACCCAGTACTGCCCAAGAAGGAGCATCACTTTCGCCATACATGTTAACAATGTCAGAGTTAGCGTCTAGAGCAATCTGGAAGTTAAACGCAGTGTTCTGTTCAACAGTAAACGTCTGATTAGAAACATCAGGAGCAAACGTTAGGTTAGGCTGTGAACCACCTGTAATAGACTGCTTAGAGATTACTGGGATAGAGTAGTAAGCACGGTTGCCTTTAACACCAAAGAAGAGGTGTAGAGGAGTAGTACCGTCACCGTCTGCTTTACGTGTAGCAATCTTATGACCAGCGTCTTCATCATAGAGTGTGATTGAGTTGTCTGTTGTGTAGCGTAAGCTAAACATACCTTGAATTGTACCAGCGCCACCGCCATGCCTATATTGGTGTAGACTAGCATTGAAGAAATATCCACCACCAGAATCGGTTGCGTTTACATTAGCGTTCCAATCAGAAACACCTTGAGCAGTATCAAATACGATAGCTTCATTAGTCTGATAGATGAATGTACCATCTAACTGTTCTTCAGCTGTAGTAACACCTGTAGCAGCAGCAGTGTAGTCAGTACCAAAGAAGTCACCTGTACCAGATTCATCAAGCATAAACATAATCTTCTCTCCGGGGAGAATAGAGATGTTAGACTTAAGCACTGTGTGGTCTAGGATGCCGTTGATAATACCCGCTTCAGTTCCAGCAAAGTCGTGTACAATTTCCCAAAGGAAAGAAGTAGAGTCAATAATGCCGTTAGGGAATACTGAGTTGTTGAATCCACCGAACTGTAGGTTGAACTCAGTAACAGGCAAAGCAATAGTTGTCTTAGCTACGATAACCTCAGTACCACCAGACAAATCCATCAGAGTCATATGGCCATCATTGCCGAAGCGGATAGACATAGGCGCGTTGTTAGTAGCACTATAGCCACTTGCGTGATAGGTTGTTACATCTGTGTTAGTAGAGCTTGTGAACTTACCAGTGCCGTTAGCATAGCTAAACACTGTGTTCCAGTTACCAGCAGTCGCTTGGTCTGTGTAAGAAGTCGCTACTTCAGCACCATCCCAGATACCCAAACGAAGTTGATTACCTGTGTCCATGTTGAACTTGAACTCTTGTCCACGTTGTAGCTTCTGACCAAAGTAGTACGGACCTTGCAAGCGTACCTGAACACCACCAACTATTGTAGTATTTATAGCGCTTGTAGCGACAGGTTCGTTAGCGTTAGTACCGTAAGAGATGAACCAAGAGTCATTAGTAGCAGTAAGAGTAGAGCCGTTAATCATATTAGCAGCATCAATAGTAACAGTTGAAGCATCATTCAGAGTAAGGATTAGGTCTGTACCGTTTAAAGCACCACTAGTTACAAACTTGTTAGTATCCACACCTAGTGTAGTTACGTCAACAGTGTAAGAAGTAGCGTCTGCTAGTGCTAGGGTTAGGTCATTGCCACTTAGCGTGAAGCCAGTTACAGGATTACCCTGTGAAGCAAAGCTCAGTGTGTTAGTGAAGAGGTTGTTAAGTTCTGTTACAGCTGTATTCAATACAGAGTTTACTAAAGAACCGTTGATACTTACAGCACTAACTGGCAAGGATTCAATAAGAATCTTAGCACCATCTTTAACCATAATCTTAATCTCAGTACCATTAGCAATAGCTTGTATTGTGTTAATGTTATGAGGAATAAGCATCTGTGAACCAGCCGCTAGGGACAGGTCTTTAAGCAAGATAGAAGTACCTGTAGAGTCAACACTAAAGTCCATAGCCTTATACTTAAGGTAAGGAGAGATGAGTTCTAGGTCTTTGTCTTCAAACAAACGGTTGTGTACTGTTGCTTGATAGCGATAGAGACCAGTGTTAGGGTCTACAGTGTCACCTTGACGGACTTGGAATACACCTAAGTCAGTGTCAGTAGCATTGTCTACTTTAATAATAGTAGCTTGAAGGGTAGTACCAGCACGAACATCAACAGGGTGGTCAAAGAACCACTCAATAACGTCACCTGGGTAGATGTTAGCACCAGCTGAAGAACGAGCAGCAGAACGAGGTAGTTCTTGCATGTATACTTGTCTACCGTTGATTACGATACGGTACTCAAGGCGTACCTCTGGACCAACAGCTTCAGCAGCAGTGGTAGTAATACCAAGACCAGAGATGTTGATGCCAAAGTAGTTAGGTCCATCATATCCTACAGCAGTAAGAGGGTCAGGAGTGCCACCGAGAGGCAAAGAGAACATATCAGTATAGACACGGCCACTTGGAGGGATAAACCCAGTACTATCTCTATTTGCTGTTATAGACTGGTCTTTAAGACCGCCCCACATAGGGAAGAAGTTAATGTCACTTGATAGGTTGGTGAAGTAAATGTTCTCTGAACCAGAAGACATTTTGTGCTGTTCACCTAGGTAAAGCGAGTTAAGTGTTGTTTCAATAGCTTTAGTAGAAGTAAGCCGACGAGTGTTTTCATCGTAGTTCCAGTGGGATAGGAATTCCTGTTGGTCTGTTGTTAGACCAGTACCAGTAATACCACCACCACCCGTGCTAGGAATCATGTTTGAGAATACATTTTCTGACATTAGCTATGCTCTGCGTAGAAGCATTCAGCTGAGTCACTAGCAACAACCCGAAAGTAAGGAGCTATTACTATTTCTTCAATAGTGCTTGCTGTGTAATTCTTAATAGTGGTCCAAGGGCCAGCACTTGTAAGCTTAGCTTGAAGGTCTACGGTGCCTGTTGTAATGTGAATTTGTACAACGCCCCGTCCGATTTTAGAGTCGTCGTTATAGTTGCCAAGTACTTCCAAAGAAGTGTATCCGCCAGTATAGACGTTGTCGCTAGTGGCAAACTTAGATGCATAATTAGCCATGTTAGTCCTTAATGTTTGTTAGGTACCACAGCAAACCCCGTAGGGTTCACTGCGATAAGTTCTGTTACAACCAAAGCCTGCTTGGGCTAGTTGGTGTAACTCCATAGAGTTCGTCTATTGATTCAATAATAGTACGTTTCGTGTCGTTAAGTAAACGAATGTTTAAGTGCCAACCTGTTACTGCTACTGTCTCTGGATAGTCCATGCCCTCAGCATTTGTAAGAGTAACGCCTGTAGGCTCATGCAAGACCCCTACGACATCGATAGCATAGTCAGTAGTGTTACTTACAAACTCACCCTCTTCGTTGTAGAAGGCAGAGAGTACTGTAGGCATAGCAGCTTCGTTTGTTAGCTTAATGTAGAAGTCGTTCTTTGGTCCTACTGTTTCGTCTATCATGTTGATGCCTCCACAATACCCGCGTCTGTGATGTCTTCATCCCACATACGGAACTGTCCGATTGTACCCATGAGGTTATGTCCAAGGGATAAGTTGGAAGCAGACAAGTCAGGGAAAGACGTAGGGGTTGTGTCAGCTATACCCGCTGTTCCACCTACTGCACCATTAAGGAACGTAGAACCGTGGCGGGAAGAAAGGTTAAACGGAACATTGGTGTCGGGGGAAAACTGTGGCAGACTTGATGTAAAATCTGATACGCCCAAACTTCTCTGTGTCCAATAAATAGAACCCGTAGATGCACCAGAAGAATCTAGTGACGCCCAAAGTTTGTTGTTGATGTCATTTTCCCACCTGATTAATTTACCATTATCACCACCAGTATCAGCATAAGTCATCTTACCATCAATCTGGATAGACATGTTAGTGCTGTCATACGGCAGGTTAGCGGCAGGGACTGTTAGTGTCTCAGCAGCACGAGTTACTGAAGCTGTTGTTGTTGGGATGTAGCTTGATGGGGTTGAGCCAGCTTCAGCCTGTGCGCCGTAGACAAGTATGCCCGAAGTACCGTCACCAGAGAATGACTTAAAGCCATAATTAGAAGGAGTGTAGGTTCCTGTGTCAGAAGCACCTACGACATAGTATTTCTCACCGTCTCCGTTAATTGAAACTCTGTAAAAAGAACCTACAGGCTCAACAGTAACCGTCTTTGAATGTGTACCAGCAGAATACAAAGCCGTTTGTGTACCATCAGACAAGTCAATAACAACAGCATAATAGAGGGTGCTGCCGTTCACCCCAGCACAAATCGTAGCAAAGCCGTAACCCGCAGAAGCCACATAAACAGAGAATGAGTGGTCTGTATTGGATAAGCTGAGGTCTTGATAGGTGTAGTGAACACCAGAAGAAACGGTAGGAACAACTTTGTTTGCGTTGGAGGTTCCGTCAGGGGACACACCTGCATTTGTTGTATTAGAGTTGTTAGTGTTTGGCCAAGCAACATTCGAGAGGTCATTCGAATACGTCACAAGATTAGTCCGAGCTTCACTCTCGTGGAGGATGCCTTCGTTAACCCAAGCAGAACCATTGTAGATGTGATGACCTGTCCGTGGGACGTTGTTGCCTACAGTCACCAGAGTACCAGAGGCATTCACCATGGTAGCCGAAGATGCTCGTGTGTGAGTTATAGCAGAGGAGAACGTAGTAGCTGCTCCGTCTGTTTTGTATGTGTCTGTTTTGAAGTTAAGAACTAACTTCGGCTCGAAACCAAGAATAGCATCGGCGCTAGTGCTGCCTAATAAAATAGTGACTAGCTTATTGCGTTTTCTTCGTGTTAAACCTAATCCTAAAGAATTAAACATTATGTTCCTTACCCGTATGCTACGATGCCAGTGGCAGTTGTTCCAGTTGAATAGATTTTAGTAATCTGTGCAGGGATTTCATAGTAGTCAGGAACAGTCATTGTTACTGTGTTTTCACCGATAGTGTCAAACTTAATAGTACCACCAACAGTAACGTATACTGTCAAGGCACGGAAAGCCAACGGGGCTGAATCGGAAGGGGTTACGTTTGCAACATAACGGGCAGGAGTAGTCAAGCCCATGTTGAAGTGTTCGTTGAGAATTGCCATTGTTATGGTCCTTTGTGTTTGGGGTTATCAGGGATATGTATTATAGAGAATATACAAGATACCACATTAGAAGCCGAAGCCCTTAGTTGTTACCTTAGTACCACCCCGCACAGGGAATAAATACTCCACAGCATATCTTAGACCATCAGTCCAGTGTTCAACACCTTCCTTTTTACAGATGGTAGCTGTGTCAGGGTTACTCTCTACCCATGCGGTTCGTTCAATAGATTTAATTGTGTTCACACAACGTGGATGGATATACATGTCGATATCCCCATTAGCGTTCTTGAACTTCTTATTAACAGCGGCCACACTATCGATGATAGGCGGTGCTTTGTTATGAGCTCTTGTAGCTATCTTATTAGCGTTTAAGATAGTAAAGTCTGTCTGTCCAACAGCAGCAGAGGACTTCCTAGCACGACCACTAGGGTCAGGATAGGAGATGAGCTTATGGCCTTTATACTTAGAGGCTAAGGCCGCAGCGAGGGTCTCTGTGTCGGGGTGTCCTTGGAACTCATCAAGGATATGGATTTGATTACCTCTTAGAGCGAAAGCACAAGAAGCCATAATACCGACGTTAAAGTCAATAGCAATATGTACGTCTTCACCTGTCTCAAAGTAAGGTAGGTTCTTGTCGATGTGGTCTTTACGATTAAACGTATAGAACACAGTATTACCAGAGTCCTCAAAAGAGGCTGAGTATTCTCTAGCAAACTTCAAAGGGTCTAGCGTTAGCTTAACCCGCTCAATCTCTTCATCATCTAGATAGGGAGAGTCATGGTAGGTATAGGTATAGCTCTTCCATTGGTCGTCGGTGTCTTGACGGTTATACATCTCATGGAAGTAGTTGAATCCCATAGGGGTGGAGATAATCAAAGCTCTACCTGACTTAGCATCGTAGCGTTTAGCGTTTTGGTCGCTCCAACGTGTACTGATTGTAGGTTGTATCACAGACTCCCAAGATTCCTTAAGGTTAGACCCTGCGCCCTTCCAAGAGCATACCTCATCACAAACGACAAAGTATTGTCCTGTACCACGCATACGCTCAGAGGCTTCATAGCTCCACAACTTTAAGATAACGTTGTTAGGGAACCAGAATGTTCCGCTGCTACGGCTTGCCTTGATAGCAAAGTCTTCCATACCTAACTGGTAAGCTATTAAGGGGTAATAAATGTCTACTGTTTGTTGGTATGTAGGTGCGATAATCGCCACATTCTTGTTAGGGACATCTGCAGGAAGTTCCATTAGTTCTTGCACAGCTATAATAGCGGCAGTTGCAGCTAAGTAGCTCTTTCCAAACCCCCTGCTTGCATTAACAACTGCCCAACGACAGTCCTCTTTAACAAACAGGTCATTGATAATCTTGGATTGTCCCTTATGTAGGCTAATCGTTTCCATAATCTTTCCAACCATTTTCTATAGCCGTCTCTATCCTGTGGCAGTTAGCACAAAGGACGCGGCACTTAACTAATTCTTTTTCTATCTTAGCGATGGACCATGACTGTTTATAAGCAGAGCGGTTATTACCATACCCTGATACAGCCTTCTCATCAGCATTAATGTGAGCTAAGTCTAAGGCAGCAGGGTGGCCGTTCCAACCACAGCACTCACAACCTATAGACATTTTATATTTAGCAACGAACTCTCTTTTAGAGGCTTGTAACAAACGCATCCTAGCATTCTCACAAGGGGTACATAGCCATGAGTGGCTCTTATAGCGCCCTTCGGTCATGTTACTTCCGATGATTAAATTAACACTGCATTTATTACAGTTCTTCATTACTTTACTTCCTTATTACCATTTGCTACGGTCAGCCCAATACGCCGCTGACATCTTTCCTTTAGCAATGTTAGCAGCATGACGAGCCTTCCAAGCAGCGCGTCTAGCAGCATACTTAGGACTCTCATTAGCCTTCTTAGGGCTTCCTTTAGCACCTTGAGCACCGAAGCGAATTGTTTTAATCTTGTCTCCCACTTTAGCCACAACAATATGAGACTTAGTAGCATGCCCAGGGGTTCTCTTAGGTTTGTTATAACCAGAGACACCAGCACGAGTTAATCGAGGGTCTTTGGCCATTAGTAAGCCCTCTTCTTCGTCTTCTTCTTAGTAGTATGCTTGGCACCCTTCATAAGCTTACCATTAGGCATCTTGTGATAGCCCTTGGGAACAGCTTTAGTTTTCTTTTTAGCGGCCATCAGTCATCTCCTAAGTCCAGTTTAATAGCGATAGGTTTACGTTCAGTAATCTCTTGTTCGACCTTCTCAGGAACTTTCTTATAGCCATAAGCCATAAGGTTGTTAATGAGCTGACCTTTAGTAGCGATAAGCTGAGCATAAGCACCAGAGCCAATACGGATATCACCACTCTCTAAGGCTGTGTCAATGTCGCGGAATTGTTTTACCATCTCTTCGATAGGGTCAAAGTTAATCTCTTCAAGCTTCTTAACAGCATTGGAGGAGTTAATGTTCTTAGAGCCTTTTGGACGTCCAGCGCCTTCACGTTTCCCACCGTTCTTATTTTTGCGGTTGTCTATTTGTGCCATAATATTTTGTCCTTTCTGTTTACAAAAGTTTGAGGATAGAGTTTCAGTTGAAAAAATAGTTGTTAAAAATAAACAAGTTAAAAAGCTTTTTAGATAAGCCCTTAAAATTATTTAATAAAAATAGCGAAGAAATTACTCCCCGCTATCTTTTTCTTTGTGCTTCCTGAGAAGTGTATTCTCTTGCATTAGCATCTCAATCTGTCGCTGTAAAGAGCTTACAGTGTCGTCATAAGATTTCTTGTTGAGAGCCATACTACGGAAGAGTCCCATGAGACCAGCCGCCACTACAACTAAGAAGATTCCTAGAGAGGGCGGTAGGTATTTCATGAGGACAGAAGCCTCAGCTATCATTTGCCGTCTCCCCTAGTAGGAAACCATAAACATAGAAGCTACATAAGCAGTAAGGTAGTGATATAGCAGTAATAAGGTTCCAACCCCCTAGCTCTTGATAAGCAGAGATAGCAATAGTCACCCAAGCAGTAGTAGCCATTAAGTTAAATATTCGTCGTTGTACTGTTCCACTATAGTAGATTTGGCAAGCACCCAAGGTGAAAGCCATCCAAGCCCATAGGAAGTTGTTAACAGCTAAAGTTTCAGAGTGAAAACCATAACCACCACCAACGAGCATAGTGAAAGAAATAAACCAGAAACCCATACCAGAAGCTTGTTCAAGACCTCTACCATAAAAAGTTATAGCAGTAGAATCATTGTTAGCTTCTCGTTCGGAAGTTAAAGCATGAACTCTAGCATCTACTGCGAGTCCGATTTTATTAAGGTCCATGAAAAGATTACCATAGTTAGAGTGTTAAAGAAGAACCATATATAGTTACTAAAGTCACGACCCCAGACATTACCAGACAACCAAGAAGAGAACCATGTGGACTGAGCCACCATGTAAATACCAGTGGTAAGTA